AAAATGGTAATAGAACTAGAAGTTGTAAATCAATATCCTGTATGTAAAACAGGTAGATCTATTGCTAGATATATACCTCGTAGAGTATACCAAAAAAAGTTATTTGTAGTTGAGTCTATGCAGATAGAAGAACATATTGATAGTAGGGGTACTACTATCAAAAAATTTACTACTGTTAAATATGATTCAGAATATTATAAAATTAACATGCCTTACAAAGAATTGAGAGATAAGTATTTTACACCAATTGTAATTAAAGGGTTAGGAAAATGAATAAAGAACTAATAATTCCTATATATGATTGTTTAGTTAGTATTCAAGTTACTAATAGTATGAATGAAGCAGTAAAGCATCTTACTGATACTTATGGTATTACAGAAGATGAAGATTTATCTAATATGGGAGGATTCTGTAATTCAGATAATTCACCTATAATGGATAGACAAGTATATTATCTAGTAGTAGGTTATACTTCAGATAAGAAAGAATACTGGGCTACCATTGCTCATGAAACAATGCACTTAATACAAGAAGTATTAGAATCTAGAGATATATATTATCAAAGAAAACAACCTAATGAACCATATGCTTATATGTATGGTTATTTTATATCAGAAAACTTTGAGTTCTTTGAACAAGCATATTCTAAATTTAAAAGAGTTAAAATTAAATGATTAAAATAATAGATTTAATAGATAGTAAGATTATAGTAGCTCCAGAATGTTTGGTTATAGAACCATTTAAATCTATTTGGGAGAAAGATAAATCTAAGGATAAGACTCAAGCATTTAATATGATTAAGTATACTTGGTATTATGCTTCATTTAAATCACCTTTTTTTCAACATAGTAATACAGATAGATCTAAGTTAATATTAAGTCATATCATTAAAGATGATAAGTTTAAGGTAACTAAAGAGTTAGAGGAATGTATTAAGATGTATGAGAAAATTAATACTACTCCAGCAATGAAGTTATTTAGAGCTGTTCAAGAATCTATTAATAAGATGGAAGAATTCTTTATGACTGCAGAGTACAATGAAGATAGTATTACTAAAATACAGAAAGCAATTATAGATATGCCTAAGATGCAGGAAGCTATACAAAGTGCATTAAATAACTGCCAAAAGGAACAAGCATCTGGTGACACTGTTCGTGGCCAGGCAACACTTGGGCTTTTTGAGGGATAATAATTATGTTAGCAGACAATCCATATATAACTTGTGTAGACTTATTTAAGAATACTAAAGAGTTTAGTTATTTAGCTGAACAGTATAATAAAACAGGAATGTACACTAGTGCTATTCCTGGAACTATAGAATACTTAGACTTTTGGCAAGATGTTAGAGATATATGTATAGAAGGATTTACTAATTCTTGTGGTCAAACAATTACGGGACAACATTTTTTTTATCTTAACTTTTGTCCTATATTAGGTCTTAATGAAAAGACTGGAAAGAAATCTAAAATCTTTCCTAGGTTTATAGATTTAGATTATGAGTTCTTTCACATGATAGAATACTGTAGAATAAATCAAAAATCTTTAGTTGCTGTAAAGGGTAGACGTCAAGGTTGGTCTTACAAAGCAGCAGCAATATGTACTCATGAGTTTTATTTCTACCCAGATAGTAAAGCTGTAATTGGGGCATTCTTTAGTTCATTTAGTCAGAATACAATGAACATGGTAGTTGATAACTCTAACTTTATTAATACTAATACAGAGTTTAGAAAACAACGTAATCCTGATTTAAAGGATTTTATTAAAGCTAGATACCAAGCTACTGTAAATGGAGTTAAGGTTTGGAAAGGATTTAACTCAGAAGTTAGATCAATATCCTTTAAAGATAATCCTACTGCAGCAGTTGGTTTAAGTGCTTCCTGGTTAATCTTAGATGAGGCAGGTGTATTTAACAATATTACAGATACTTATGGATATACTGAACCACTTATTAAAGATGGTAGTACTTATACAGGAGTAGCATTAGTATTTGGATCTTCTGGAGATATGGATTCTGGTAGTAAGTATTTCTATGAAATGTTTACTAATCCTGAAAAATATAATATGCTAGCTTTTGAAGATCCATTTAATCCTAATTCTAAAATAGGATTCTTTAGTTCAGCTACAAAAGGTAGATTAGGTAAATGTCTTAATCCTAATTCTAAATGGTATAAACAACCAATGACAGATGAAGATGGTAACTCTAACTATGAAGCTGCACAAGATGATATTGAATTTAATAGAATTAGTAAGCGTAATGGTTTAGATCCTAAAGCTATTCATAATGAAACTACTCAGTTCCCTTTAAACTGGAAAGAAGCTTTCCTTAGAAATAAAGGTAATGTATTTGGTTCACCAGAAATGTTAGAGTGGTTAGGTCATTTAGAAAATACACCTAGTCTTAGAGGTCAAGCTCAAAAAGGTGATTTATTCTTTGAAAAAGGAGAGATTAAATGGCGACCTAATGATGAGTTAATTTATATAACTGATTTTCCATTAAGAAAAGATCCTAAGTCTGGTCAAAGTTTTACAACAGATAGTTGTGCAGTAATATGGGAACATCCTGAAAAACAAGATAATGGAGAAATACCTAGTTATTTATACATTGCAGGATGTGACCCTTATGATCAAGATAAATCAGAGTCTGGTTCATTAGGATCATTCTTTGTATATAAAAGATTTTACAGAGCAGATAGAACTCATGATATTATAGTTGCAGAATATACTTCTAGACCAGATACTGCAGAACAATTTTATGAAAATTGTAGAAAGTTATGTATGTATTATAATGCTAAAGTATTGTATGAGAACCAGTTAAAAGGTTTAAAAGTATACTTTGAACAAAAAAATGCTTTACAATATATGTGTGAACAACCAGGTATTATTAGAGATATGGTTAAAGACTCTAGAGTACAAAGAGGATATGGTATCCATATGAATAGAGGTACTAATGGAGCAAGTGGTATTAAAGACCAATGTGAGTTATATCTTAAAAAGTGGTTATATGAAGAAGTTAGTGGTGAAACAGAAGGAACTAAAGTATGTAGATTTCAAACAATTAAATCAATACCTTTACTTAAAGAATTAATAGCATATGACAGAGATATTAACACTGATAGAGTTATTGCAGTTATGCTATGCGTACTGCAAACATACGAACTACACAGAATACACGTAGAAGAGCTATTAGACATGAAAACAACGTCTGGTGACTTCTTAGAAAGACTTTACCAAAAAAACCTTATATTTAACAGGAGGAATTCTCAATCCCAATTTAATCCAAGCAAAAACTAATGAGTCAAGATATATATGCCAATTTAGGTGGTCAGAATTTACCTCAACAAAAATTACCTATGTCTAGTAAAGACAAAGAATGGGGTAAGTCTTGTATTAATTATTATTCAAACTATAGATATACCAATGGTAGTAACTTAAGATCTGATAGATTTAGAAAGTTAATTAACTATGATTTATACAATGGTAAAGTAAACCATAAAGATATTGAAACTATATGTGATCCATTAGGAGTTAATACTTCTAGTACATTCTCAGCTAGGTTTCAACATTATGATATAGTGTCAGAACCAATTAGATTATTAATAGGTGAAGAAACTAAAAGACCAGATAATCATATTGTGGTATCTGAATCTCCAGAAGATATTAATCGTAAAACAGCAGGAGTTAAGCAAAAAATATTTCAAGCTTTACAAGAAGGTTTGGCTTATCAAATAGATCCTAATGCTGATCCAGAGAATCCACCGCCACCACCTGAAGAAATACTTAAACATGAAAAACATACTCCTTCAGATATAATTGAATCTAAAGCTAACAAAATACTTAAAGTATTAAAGAAAAGACTTAATACAAGATTGTTATTTTCTCAAGGTTGGAAAGATGCATTAATTGCAGGAGAAGAAGTTTATTGGGTAGGTATTGAGAATGCTGAAGTAGCTATGCGTAGAGTTAACCCTGTTAACTTAACAGTTATTTTAGATGGTGATACAACTTTTATTGATGATGCTATTGCAGTAGTTGAAGAAAGAATGTTAGCTATCAATACTATATTAGATGAGTATGGTGATATTCTTTCTAAAGATGATGTAGACAAATTAGAAAATTATACTAGAGGAACCTTTGGTTCTTTTAATACTGCAGGTGGATTTGAACCTCAGTTTGATGTAGTTAATGGACAGAATGCTTTTGCAGGAGTTACTCCTACTAATGCTTATAATGGAAATAATAGTAATAACTATTCTATTAGAGTTACAAGAGTTGAATGGAAATCAATGAAAAAGATTGGTGAATTAACTTGGACTGATGAAGATGGAACTCCACAATCAGAAATAGTTGATGAGTTATTTAATACAAGAGTATTTAAAGAAGCTTTTCCAGATGCTAAAGTAGAATGGTATTGGATTAATGAAGCTTGGGAAGGTGTTAAAATAGGATTAGATATTTTTACAGATATTAAACCTAAACCTAACCAAAGACGTAGATTAGATAATCCTTATTTCTGTAGATTAGGTTATACAGGATTTATATATGAAGCAACTAATTCTCAATCAGTTAGTTTAATTGACAGGTTAAAACCTTATCAATATTTATATGATATTATATCTTACAGATTAGAGATAGCATTTGCTTCTGATCAAGGTAAGAAATTTATAATGGACTTAGCTCAAATACCTGCAAGTCATGGTATTGACATGGATAGATGGTTATACTATTTAAAAGAAATGAATATTGCTTTTATTAATAGTTTTGAAGAAGGTAAAAAAGGTGCTGCTACTGGACAATTAGCTAATAAGTTTAATCAGTTCCAAGCAATAGATTTAAGTCTTAGTCAATCTATTCAGCAGTATATCAACATGTTAGATTATATTAAAACACAAGTAGCATTTGTATCTGGAGTTACTCCACAAAGATTAGGTGCTATTAATAACTCTGAATTAGTTGGTAATGTAGAAAGATCTGTTAATCAATCTTCTTTAATTACTGAATATTTATATGAAGCTCATACTGAAGTTAAACGTAGAGCATATACTGCAGTTATTGAAGTAGCTAAGATTGCTTATAAAAAAGGATTAGTTGCTCAGTATGTTTTAGATGATATGGCAATTGAGTTATTAAGACTAGAAGAAAATGAATTTGAAAATTCAGAGTTTAGTGTATTTGTAACTAACAATACTAAAGATCTTGAATTAAAAGCTAAGTTAGATCAATTAGTTCAAGTAGCATTACAATCTGAAAAAGTAGATTTATCTGCAATAGTTGAAACATTGATGAATGATTCACCTAGAGATATAGTTAGATTATTACAACGTAAAGAAGAAGAATTTTATAAACGTCAAGCTGAATCTCAAAAATCTCAACAAGAACATCAAATGCAAGTTGAACAAATGCAACAACAAATGCATGCTGAACAAGTTGAATTTGATCATCTTAAACTTGACCAAGAAAGATATATTGCTGAACAAAATAATGAAACTAGAATACAAGTTGCTGAGATTGCTGTATATAATAAACAACAAGATATTGACCTTAATGATAACGGCATACCAGATTCTTCAGAGATTGCAGCTAATGCAATAAAACAACAAGAAATATCTTCTAGAATGTTTTTAGAACAATCTAAGATTGGTAATGATAGATCTAAACATGAAGCTCAAATAGCATTAAAAGATAAAGAAATGAAGCTCAAGAATGAGCTTGAAAATAAAAAAATTGAAGCTATAAAAGTTCAAAATGCTAATCAGATAGAACTAGCTAATAAAAAAGCTAAGTTAGATAGAGAAATGATGGATAAGAAAATGCAGATTGAAAAAATGAAAATTGCTTCTAAACCTAAAACACCTAAAAAATAATGGAAGTACCTAAAATAAAACTTACACAAATGAATCCTGAAATATTTATGGGTAAACTATTTCAACTAAGAGATGAAATACACATAAATCATTTAAGAGTAACAGGTCCAGGTTCTTTTGCTGCACATAAAGCATTAAATGAATTTTACGATGGAATACTAGATTTAACAGATAGTTTAATAGAATCTTATCAAGGTAAATATGGTATTATTGAAATTGTTGTACCTAGTGCAAGTAAAAGTGATAGTATTAAATGTTTAGAAGAATTAGCTAAATTAACAGATGATGGAGCAGTTTACAAAATGTTTAAAGAAACATGGATACAAAATCAATTAGATGAAATTAGTGCTTTAACTTATCAAACATTATATAAGTTAAAAAACTTAAAATAATTTAAATGACAACTATCCATGAATTACAACAAGTTATGTGGGTAATAACACCTCATGGAGATGGTCAAGTATTATTTATAATGGATTATGGTCCACATGAAAATACAATATTTGTTGTAGCACTTGAAGAAAATGGTATGATAAAACATTACAATAGTAATGATGTTAGATTATGTAAAAACAATACTTTTAATATAAATAAAAATGTATAATAAGTTACCAATAAAAGAAAGAATGGATTTGATGAAGTCTTACAGAAAGGCTAATCCTGATATGTCTTATCGTGATATGGTAAATGATTATAATACTAGTTATGAAAAGTTTGGTGATGGTGGAAAAAAATCTTTTAATGATTGGTATAAAACTGTTCCTGCAAATAAAGCAGATACTTCATCTTATAATTTAAGAAGAGCATATGATTTAGCTCCTCAAGAACAATTAGATGCTTTTGTTAAAAATCCAAATGCACATTTATATAGTACTTATGAAAATAAAGAAACAGGTGTATATGAATTTATGAAATCTAAAAATCATCCTACTATTCAAAAAGAATTAGAATGGTTTAATTCAAATGATCCTGAAGCTATTAAATTTAAAAATAATTATAAATTAGATACATCTAAAGATTATTATCAATATGTACCTCAAAAACATAAGTATGGAGGAATTCAAAAGTTTGGAGATGAAGGTAAGTCTGATGGAATGACAGGAATGATGAAATCTAAAATAGCTACTGAAGCTCATTATGGAAATCCCGCTGCATTAAGAATGGTATCACCTAATCCTAATAAATATACTTTTACAGGAAAAGAATTAGATTGGGAAGGAAATCAAGCTTCACCAGCAGGTGATACAGGAACACATTTTATGGGTTCTTATGGTAATCAAGCAAGACCTAGTTTACAAGAAGTTAATGGTAAAATGCAATACTTTGAAAATCCTCAATACAACAGTAAAGAAAATTTTAATTTTTTAAGACCTGAAGATGCTGAATATTTTGCAGAACATTATAAAGATGTAGCTCCAATGATGAGGGGTTATGAGAAGTTTGGAGATGGTGGTAAAAAAAGTGTAAATAATAATTTATTATCTACAACTGTAAGAAATGATAATACATTGTATAATGGACAATCATTTTTAAACAGAGGAATGCAAATTGAACATTATCCTAATGGTGTAAATGATACTTTGTATAATTATACAAAACAACTTCCTGATGGTACATTTGAAAATTTTAATTCTTCAACAGGTCATTCTAATTCACCTGCATTTAATCAGTTGTATAAAAATGGACAATTTTTAAAACTACCTCCTAATCAATCTACTGAGTATCAAAATAATATTTTAAACTATTTTCAAAAAACAGGTAAGTAATAAAATAACATTAAAGCTATCAAAAGTTATCTGGTTATGTAACTTTTAGCATTTGCAAACAATAACCAAAACAGTTATATTTATAGTATATTACTAATAAGGCAAAAAAATGAGTAAGGAAAAAAAAGAATTTAACATTCTTGACACACCATTTGGTGAAGGTCTAGAAATGCAGTTTAATGATGAATTCTCTAGTGATTTTCAAGAGAACAATTCAGTAGCACAACCACTAGTTCCAGAACTAGAAGATGTAACACCTCCAGTTGATGAAACTAAAGAAGTTGTTAAAGATCTACCTAAAGAAGAAACCAAAGAAACTCAAGAAGTTGATAAGGTTGAATCTAAACAAAACAATACTGAAGAGAGTTCTTCTCTCAAAGTATTTGCAAGTTGGTTAGGTGATAAAGGTTTAGTAGACTATGATGAAGAAACTTTTGAAGATTCTGAAGATGGTTTAAAAAAACTAATGAGTTCTACTGTTGAACGAGAAGTGGAAAACTACAAAAAGAGTTTACCAGAAGATGTTCATAAATTAGTAGAATTTGTTGAAGCAGGAGGTAATCCTAAAGATTTTATTAATGCATATTACAATGAAGTAACTTGGAGTGATTTTGAAATAGACACTGACACTACTCAAAAGATTGTATTAAGAGAATACTTAAAGGCACAAGGAGAAGATATGGAAGAAATAGAAGAAACTTTAGATACATATGAAGTTTCTGGTATTTTAGAAAAGAAAGCTAAGAGTGCTTTAGGTAAATTACAAAACTATGAAAGAGGTTATCAAGAACAATTGGTAGAATCTCAAAAGAAGTATGAAATTGAACAAAAAGCTGTAGCTAAAAAACAGTATGAAGATTTCAAAGCTGATTTATACGCTAAAGAAGATATTCAAGGGTTTAAGTTAACTCCCAAACTAAAAGATAATCTTTGGGACTTCATTATGAAACCCGATAAGACTGGTAAGACAGGATTACAGAAACATAATGAAACTAATACTAATGCTCAATTCATGTATGCTTATTTAGCAATGAATGATTGGGACTTAAGTAAATTAGAAAGACAAGTTAAAACCAAAGTTAACTCTGAGTTAGCAAGTAAGTTATCTAACTTTAAAGATGGAAGGTCTAAATTAAAATCAGGTCAATCTGATGGATTTGGATCTGAAAAATCTTCAGGCAACTTTAGTGCCTTTAGACAAGCCTTAGATAAAGGTTTATTATAAAAGAACAATTATTAATTTAATATAACAAAAACAAAATGCAAATTAGTCCATTACAAATAACAAACATGAATTGGCATGCTGGTCTTACTCAAGACTCTCATTTGTCCACATTCTTTTTAACTGAGCCAGCTATTGCTAGCCAAGTTATTACTCGTATTTATAACAAACAAAATGGTTATAAAAATGCTCTTTCTTTCTTAACAGGTGGAATGGGTAAAGCTAAAGAAATTGATGGTATCCAATATCGTTGGAATATCATTGGTGACTCTCGTAAAGCAATTTCTATTACTCGTTCAGTATTTGATGCTGCAACTTTAGTAGGTATTAACGCTACATCTTTTAAAATTGGTGTTGGTGAAAAATGGTTTACAGAAGGTGACGTTTTATTATTTGACAGTCCAGATTATAAAGCTCGTGTAATTTCTGAACCAATTTATGATGGTGCTGATTACATCTTAGTATGTCAATTAGTTACTGCAGATATCACTAAATCTGTACCTTCAACTTTATTAACAGTTGGTAAAGAGGTATCTAAAGAATACAACATTGTAGAACATGATCATTCTCGTACATCAGGTGAAACTCACTATGCTACACCAATGATGTTAGAAAACTTCATGACTACATTGCGTAAGAAATATTCTGTAACTGGTGCTGCTCACAGCCGTGTTATGGTTATCTCTATGTTAAATCCTGAAACTAATGAAAAAACTAACACTTGGGTAAAATATGCTGAGTGGGAATTTTGGAAACAGTTTATGGATGAAATTGAAATTATGTTAATGTTTGGTGAATCTAACATTAAATCTAATGGTACAACTGACTTAAAAGGTGCTTCTGGAAATACAATTTATTCAGGTGCTGGTTTAGAAGGTCAAATTGCTCCAGGTAACAAAAGATTGTTTACTACATTAAATGAAAAAACTATCCGTGATTTCATGGGAGATTTAGCATACAATGGTACTGAAGATGGTCCTCGTGAATATGTTGCTTTATGTGGTCGTGAATTCATGAACTTATTTGATCAAGCTATGAAGCGTTCAGCTTCTGCTTTCAACTTAGTTGATAGTAAATTCATCGCAGGTGAAGGACAAAACTTAGAATTACATGGTCAGTTTATGACTTATACAGGTTTGAATGGAGATAAAATTACATTGAAAGAGTATAAGCCTTATAATGATACAATGAGAAATCGTTTATTACATCCTCAATCCTCAAACTGGTAAACCAGCAGAGTCTTATAAAGCGACTTTCTTAAACTTTAAATCTTATAACAAAGGAGAACCAAATATCCAAAAAGTATATTCTAAAGATCGTGAGATGGTAACAACTTACATTGAAGGAATGTATGGCCCTTATGGACCTAAGAAAAATGGTTCATCTGCAAGTTCAGTAGATGGTTACACATTTGAAGCAATGACAGAATGTGGAGTTATGTTACGTGACCCAAGTGATGCTGCTCAATTAATTTTAGATGTATCTAGCATTAGCTAGTTAAAGAATAAAGGTTTTTAGAGAGTGTACCTTATATCAAAACACTCTCTTTTTTTTAAACTAATAAAGGCAAATTATTAAAAACAATGGAAGTAATTAACAGACAGTATGTTATTAGACCTATCATACGCAATAAATTTTCAGGTCAATCAGCTTATGTAAAAACATTAACAGTTATTGCAGGAGCACAGTTAAGCATGAATGGTTTGTATAAAACTGGACTATCTAATGAAGATGAAGTTCATTTTGAAAAAGATCTAAACTTAGCTAAAGGAACTTTAAGTAAGCGTAATGCAGACTTTTGGGGTGATATGGAAGTAAGGTTAAGAAATGATAAGTTAACTATATTTAATATAGTAAATGCTTATGATGAATTAAAATTTAGAATGTTACAACAACATGATTGGATAGCTAATACTGAACATGATGTAGTTGGAAATTCAACAGCTAGATTTTATATATATGATCCAGAAGCAGCAAGTAAAATTGAAGATGCTAAAATGGAATTCGAGTTTGCAGCTATGGAAGCTTTTCATAGTACAACAGTAGAAGAAAGAAGAGGTCTATTAAGAGTTTATGGTAAAACAGGTGTAGATAGTATGTCTGAAACTATGGTTAAAACTGAACTATTTAAAGAACTTAAAAAAGACTATAAAGAGTTTATTAGAATAGCTAAAGCTAAAGATACTCCTACAAGAGCATTAGTAAAAGCTTTAACTGAGAAAGATATTATTAAAAAGAAGGGTACTTACTTTTATAATGGTGAAGATTTATTAGGTAGTTCAACTGATGAAGTTGTAAGTTACTTATCAGATTTAAAAAACCAAGCTGTTAAATTAGCATTAGAAAGTAAGTTAAAACCTAAGAAAACTAAAACTGATTAATGACTGCAGCAGAATTACACTTAGAATTTAAATTTAGATGTGATAAGTTAGATACTTTAAACTATCCTAACTTCTTACCTGAAGAAATAGATTTAATTTTAAATAATGCTCAAGATAGATT